ACTTCAATATCAATTTGTGTTGTATAGTCGTTATAGTAACCATATGTTCTGGTATTTGGGTTCGAGATAAGATTCATCCAATCGTCAAACATCTCTTTAACTTTCATTTCTGTATCTACATAAAAAGAAAGAGATAAACTATCATATAGTTTTTCATATGGAACTTCACGGAATTCACCAAATGTTCTATTTTGAACTGTTGAATAGTTAGCACCTGGAAGTTGCACTTGGTCGCAAAATAACAAAATATTTTGTACTGAAGTATTACTCCATCCAGCAACTTTAGCGATATTCACTGCATATCTGTTTGTTCTGGCAATACCACCAGTTTTAACTTGAGCAACGAAGTTTTGAATAGGTTTAGCCTTTGGATTATCTTCTCGTTTAGTATCTTTAGTGCCAAATGGTAAATTTAATGCCATTTTATGCCTTTCTGATTATTTTGGTCGATGCAGACCAAATTTCTTGTTTGTTTGCCCCAACAAATCTTTCAACAGGAAGTAACATTGCAGTTGCCCAGTCAGAAGAAGGAATCTGTCTAAACTGAGTTCTAACATGTCCCGTAAGATATTGTTTCACGCATGGTTTAGCTGCAGCGAATCTTGACACGCCATCTATAACTTGCCATGAGTATTTTAATCTAGTAGTTTCATCTAGTCTATTGTTACTCTTGAATGTCATTAGTCTATCAAGCAATACGATTCTTAATTGATACGGTAAATAATGCATATTCAAACCCATAAAACCATCTTGAGTTTTAGAGAATGGAAATACCAAAGGAAACCTATCGTAGTAAGGTAATTCCTTTTTCATTTTTGGATCATATCCGTACATATACAAACGACCAGGCATTATTCTAGTGACCAACTGATCAGCATTACCATTCAGAACTTTTGCTGGAGTGAGTTGTTGCTTAGTCAGCATAGTGACTTCTTTTTCGAACCAGCCTTTAGACTTATTAGCCACTGCTGCTAAGTCATATTTGTTTCGTTCGAATACGTCTTTTAATGTTGGTTTTGTAGCCATAATTACTATTTAGGTCACAATCCTAACTCGTGCTCGGTTATAATTTTGAATTCCCATTTCCTGTCTTTTGCATATTCTGTGGCTGCAGCCCATTTTGCTTGATTTTTCATAAATGTTAGAGATTCCAATAAATATCGTTGAGTTCGTTTTCCAGGGAATACAGGGGGTTGACATTGTGCTGCAGGTTTGACTTCTACTAAGTAAGTCTTTCCTGTAGTTACAGTTATTTTAAAATCTACAAAATAACGATGAATACGATTATCCGTTTGACACTTATAAGGTATAACTGTCTCCTCTGAACTCCACTTTAACACACCAGGATTTTTATCGCACCAACCAGCAAAACGAGTTTCCCAAGAGGATCTCATTATGATATTTGATGCATCACCTGTGTACTTTTCAGGGAATATTGGAACGAATCTTCTTTTATGGAACATAAATAAGTAATAGGATAAATAACCACCATTTATTTAGGTTAAAGGCATAAAATGGCGATAGAATACGACCAACTAGGTAATGCAATTAGCGGATCATACGAAGGAAAGGCAACTTCTCCTCCTCCTGCACCATCTGCTGCAAAACCATCCATCCCCAAACCACGAAAACCACCATATACACCAAATGAATTTGACAAGGACAAGACACAATATAGTGTAAGTAACTATATGTATCCAGATGATCTAATGGCAGACGATGGAAGATATGGTGGAAACTATGTAATTTTTTATATTAATGTAGTTACAGATTCTAAGTTATTTAATGATGGAAATGTAGAAACTGTCAATGATTTAACACCAAGAGATTCTGGTGATTTAAATGCAATGAAGTTAACTGATAAGCAATTAATTGGAGCCAATGCTATAGGAAATACTATAGCTGGTTTGGCTGGTGGTACTATTGCTCTTGGTGGATCTCCAAATAAAGAAGGTAAAGTTACTGCTGGTTCTAGAGTGGCTGGTGCAGCTAAGGGTGCTGCAATTGCTAATATCGCAACTGTTGGTATCGGTGTTGCAGCAACACTTTCTCCAGAAACAAAAAGAGCAAAGAAAAGATTAAAAACTGCTATCGCACTCCATGTTCCAAATCAACTTTCTATTCGATATGGCATGCAGTGGAATGAAGAAGATACTGCAGCGTTTGCCATGGCTGCAGCTGCAGCACAAGCTGGACCAGAGATTATGAAGGCACTCAAAGGAGGTGGAAATAATAAAGATGTTACCGATCTTGGTAAAGCGATTATTTCTAACATTGCATTATCTAAAGGACCACTGGCTGCAGCAAGTTCAAAGGTGCTTGGTCTAGCAGCAAATCCTAAGAAAGAACAAATATTTAAGGGTGTTGACTATAGAACCTTTTCTTTTGATTATCAATTTTATCCAAGAAGTTCTGATGAAGCAAAAAATGTTTTAAGAATTATTGAACAATTTAAATATCACATGCATCCAGAATTTAAAGATGATAACAATTTTATTTACGTTTATCCTTCTGAATTTGATGTTTTCTATTATCAGGGCAAACAAGAAAACATGAATTTACATCGTCATACATCATGCGTTCTTTATGAAATGAATGTAAACTATACACCAAATGGTTCTTTCACTACTTTTGCTAATGGTATGCCAACACAAATTAATGTAACATTAGCATTCAAAGAACTTGCACTTCTATCAAAAGAGAAGATTAAGGATGGTCTATAATGTACTTCAAAAACTTTCCAAATTTTATCTACGAATTTAAAGTTGGAAATACCAATAAAACATCTCTGGTAAAAGATATAACTAGAAACATTCGTTTTCGTAGAGATGTTCTTGCTAATATAACAGTTTATGATGAATACGATATTGTTGATGGAGAAACACCAGAAATCATTGCTGAAAAACTTTATGGAGATGCACAGTATCACTGGATTATTATGTTAGCCAATGATCGTTACGATTACATCGAAGACTTTCCACTTGCTGAATATCAACTAGTCAAAGTGATTTCTTCAAAGTATCCAGGAACTGAAACTGATATTCATCACTATGTAGATGCAAATGGTTTTATCGTAAACTCTGACACACCTGGAGCTGTATCCGTTTCAAATGAAGAAGATGAAAGAAATAAAAATGAAGCAAAACGAAGAATAAAAATTATTTCATCAAATATTATTAGTACAATATTAAAAGATTATAAAGATCTCATATAATGCAATCTAGCAAACCAATTAGATTTGCTGGCGATGTCAGCATTGATAAGGTTAAGATAACCACAAGCAAAGGTGTTTATCAGGATATTACTGCACAGGTAATTACTATTCAGATATATGAAGACTTGTTTTCTCCATTTATTACTGGAAGTTTAATCATAAAAGATTCGTTGGACTTGGTTAATCTGTTTCCATTTGCAGGTGAAGAACAACTTGAAATAGAAATTTCTACACCATCGCTTGAGCGTGGAAACATTAAAGGTAAATATTACATTTACAAATTAACTGATCGTGAATTGCTTGGCGACAGATCCGTAGTTTACCAGTTACATTTTATTTCTAGTGAGGCTATTGTTGATTTAAACAAAAAGGTGAGTAAAGTATTCAGCGGTAAAATTTCAGATATTGTAGATACATTTATTAAAGATAAAACTTACGGATTAGAATCTACCAAAAATTTATTCATCGAACCAACATCCAATAATGTAAAGTATATTTCTAATTATTGGACTCCAGTGCAAAATATTATGCATTGCGCAGAGCAATCAGCCAATCAAAATAAAATACCTAATTACGTATTTTTTGAGAACAGATCTGGTTTTTATTATGTAAGTTTAGATACTTTGTATAGCACAGAGGTATATCAAAGTTTTGTATATGACAAATATACTCGTGATAATCAAAAGAAAAGTGGTAGTGTTCGTAATTTACAAGAAGATTATAAAAGAATTGAATCAATTAGTATTCCAGTCGGTTTCGACTATATTGATAGAATACGTGGTGGTATGTTATCTTCTAAAATTATTTCATATGATCTAACAAAGAAAACATATACTGCTAAAAACTACAATATGTTTCAAAATTTTGATAAACAAAAACACCTTAACGAAAACCCTATTAGTTCTGATAGTTCTATTTTTAGAGCAAACTCATTAATTATAAACACTCCAAGAAATTATGGTAATTTTAATGGATATGGAGATGTCACTAATTTTAAGACTACACAACAACGTGTATCATTAATGAAGTTGGCAGAAGCAAATAAGTTAGAGATAACTGTTCCAGGAAGAGCAGATTATACAGTTGGTCAAAAAGTTAATGTCATTCTTAATAAAGTTGAACCTATCTCTAAAGATGAAAAAGATATTACAGACAAAATGTTTTCTGGTAATTATTTAATTTCAGCTATTAATCATTATGTTGATAGAAATAAACATGAATGTCACATTGAATTGATCAAAGAAACTTTACAATATAATTTGAATGGAAAGAAATAATGAATTTGTACTATGGTATTGTAGAAAATAGACATGATCCGCTATCACTTGGTCGATGCCAAGTTCGTATAGTTGGATTACATACGCATGATAAGTCTTTACTTCCAACTGCAGAACTTCCATGGGCGACTCCAGTTCAGCCTGTAACTTCTGCAGCAATGAATGGTATTGGTCACACTCCAATTGGACCAGTTGAAGGTACTTCTGTTATTGTGGTATTTCCAGACCATGATAAACAACAACCAATTATTCTTGGAACACTGGGTGGAATCCCAGCTACACCACTACCAATTGATGCTGAAGATGGTGGTGCAGTTATAGACGAAAAGGTAGAAAGTATCACACTAAGAACAATTCCTGGACCAGTTACTGGAAAGGTATTGACCTTTATTGATATTGAAGAAGGTAGAGTAGATTTAACTCGTTCACTAAAAGCCAATATGAAAGTTATTGGTTTTGGTCTTCCAGATGGAACAACGATTGTTAGTATTAACAATGGAACAGAAATTACTATTAATAATTCTGTTGTTAATTATTCAGAAAATATTATTACATTTGAACCAGCACCGACTAACTTAGATGCAGTAAAGCAAAGTAGAAATGCAAATGTATTGACAGATGGCTCGGGTAATCCAGTAACAACAGGATTTGGTGGAGTTGTTACTACTACTCCAGATGCATCACCTACTGTTGGTGCCACTCCAACATCCAGTGTTACGAATAATGCAATTCCAACTATACCACCACCAAAGTCTGTAACGAATACATCGAAAGCAACTGAAGGTATTAAAGCACTTATTGCAGCATGTGATAAAGTTGGATTAACAACTAAAGAACAAAAGTGTGCTTTGCTTGGTATTGCTGGTGGTGAAACAGGTTGGATCCCTCAGTTAGAATCATATAATTATTCACCTTCTCGTATGAAGGCAATTTATTCATTTGCCACAGAAGATGATATTTCACAATATGCTAATGCTGCAAAACGTGGTCTTTCCAGGGCAGAGTTTTTCTCATGGGCATATGGACCAACAAAACGTGGTAAAGGTTTTCTTGGTAATCTAACAGATGAAGATGGTGGAAAGTATTTTGGTCGTGGATTTATTCAGCTGACTGGTAAAGGTAACTATCAGAAATATCAAACTCTTGCAAATAAAATGGGTTTGAGTCTTGATATTGTAAACAATCCAGATTCTCTTGATGATGATATTAATGTATCAGCATTGGTTGCTGCGCTTTACATTAAAGACAGAGTATCGGCTAAAGTTAATGCTAACTCACATCCTGGATATTTCCAAGCAGCAAAAGCTGCAGTTGGAGTAAACTCACCAGATATTTCTGCACGTAAATTATCTTACTATGAGTATTTTTATGGTGCAGTTGGCAACAGTGGTTCAGACAAAGACGCTGCAGCACCGATTCCAGCTCCACCACCTGATGGTTCTAGTCCAACTCCTGGACCATCAGAAGATAGCAAATCATCTGGTTCTGGAGCAATTGGTTTTAGAGATCCAAACAACAAGTATCCACTAAAAGAATACATTAATGAACCAGACACTAATCGTTTGGCACGTGGAATTATTAAAGGGACAGTTGTTAAGAAAAAAGATGCTGTTCGAAGATTAGATGTTCCTAAAGCAATTGATAATGGTTCATGGGATCAACCAGAGCCACCATATGGTGCAAAGTATCCTTACAATAAAGTATATGAAACTGAGTCTGGACATATTCAAGAATTTGATGACACTCCAGGACAAGAACGTATTCATACATATCATCGTTCAGGAACATTTAGTGAGATTGATGCAAATGGAACTCAAGTAAATTATATTGTTGGTGATCAGTTCACTATCATGGAACGTAATGGATGTATCCATGTTGCTGGTGAATGTAACATTACCGTTGATGGTAATACAAACATTTATGCAAGAACAGATGCCAATATTCAAGTAGAACAAAACGCTACCATTAAAGTTGGTAATAATTTAGACATTGGTGTTGCCAATGATACAACTATGGCTATTGGTGGTGACTTTAAAGTTAAAGTTGCTGGTGATTATAGCATTGAAGCTGCAAATATCTACGAAAAATCAGATGCAGTTTATAAAGTCGATGCAGCGTCTGACTTGTCACTTAAAGCAGGTGCAGATTATACTGCTGATATCGGTGGTAAACTTTCTATGCAATCTGCGGGTAGTTTAGATGTTCTTGGTAACTCAGTAAATATTGAATCCAGCGGAAGTATGAATATACTTGCTGGTGGAACTTTATCTGCAGATTACACTCAAGGGCAGTTTGGCAATGGCGCAAGTGGTTCTTCAACTAGTGCAGTTGAGGCACTTCCAGTTGTTTCTCTTACTCCACCTGTTGCTGGTAAACCACTTAATCCGATTGTTCCTTACTTTATTCCACCAGAGCGTGCATTTGAAGAAAGAACTACTGCTGAAACTCCAGATGATTGGGATACACCAGAAGGTCGTGCAATTTCTAATAAAGAATCAAGAGAAAATGGTGTTGCTGTTCCAGTAGTTCCAGTTGCTGAAGAATCCGCTGCACCAAGTGGTGGTGCAGCAACAACAGCCCCAGTTGATTGTAAGGTAATTTACAATACCACTAACTTTACCAATGATTATAGACTATCGACTAACTTTACATTGGGTATGTTAATTGATGGTGGTGTGAATGGTAAACATAAACTTGTAGACCAGATGCTTCAGGATACTGCAAAGGGTCAACTAAGACAATATACTGTTCAAGAAGTTGTATGTAATCTTGCCATGGTTGCTCAGAATATTCTTGAACCATTACTTGAAATCCTTCCAGGAGGCATTGGTGG